GCAGGAACAATTACCGCTTCACTATCGGGCAATGCGTCAACTGCAACATCTGCCGGCAAGTGGACAACAGCAAGATCAATCACTCTCGGTGGTGATCTTTCCGGTTCTGTGTCGTTAGATGGTTCATCGAATGTCACACTTACCGCAACTGTTGCAGCAAATTCAGTTGCGCTTGGAACTGATACGACTGGAGATTATGTTGCTGATGTTACTGCTGGCAGTTATATTACTAAAACAGGATCTGCGGGTGAAGGTTGGTCACCAACCATCGCAGTCGATGCAACATCAGCAAACACTGCATCTAAGGTAGTTGCTCGTGATGCATCTGGTGATTTTGCGGCGGGAACAATAACTGCATCATTGGATGGTAATGCATCCACAGTCACCAATGGCGTTTATACCACTGATACTGGCACGGTAACTAATACCATGCTCGCAGGATCAATCGCGAACGATAAACTGTCGAACAGTGCAATTACGATTGCGGGAACATCAGTTTCATTGGGTGGATCATTTACTGCAACTAATATACTTGATGCGATTAAAACAGTGGACGGATCTGGTTCAGGATTAGATTCAGACTTATTAGATGGTCAATCCAGTGCATACTATCGCATTAATATCTATGATGCCTCGGGGACATTGCTTAACTGATGGTTATGATTGTTAAACCCAAACGCAGCGAAACCTCTGGCGCTCCTTCGTCGGGAGATCTAGAAGCAGGCGAACTTGCAATTAATCTTGCAGATGGACAACTGTTCTCAAAGAAAACAGATGGTACCATAGTGCAGTTACTGAGTTACGATGCAGATTTATTCTTAGTGCCAGAGACGGTTGACCTTGGTTTGGTAACAGATTCTTCAACGACTGCTACCAGAGATATTGGCACGATAGCATAATAAATATGCATAAAAGGAACATATATGGCAGTAGCATCAAGACAAGGATTAATTGATTATTGTTTTCGTAGATTGGGATTCCCAGTTATCGAGATCAACGTCGACGATGATCAAGTTTCCGACCGCATAGACGATGCGCTGGAATACTTTCAAGAATACCACTTCGATGGTGTCGAGCGTGTTTATCTCAAGCATCAGATAACAGGCAATACAGTTAAAGTTTCTGGATTTACGGCGAATAGTTTCGAAGTTGGTGAAAACATCACAGGATCGACTTCAGGAGCGACTGCTAAGATAGTCGAAATTTCATCTTCTAATACAATTATTACCGATAAGACAACGGGAACATGGGTCGCCAGCGAAACTATTACAGGCGATGTTTCAGGTCACACAACGACACTCGCAACAACAGGATTTTATACTGCTGGCGACATGGACAACGAATACATTGAAGTAACCGATAGTATTCTTGGCGTTGCAAGTATGTTTAGTTTTTCGAACGCTAACAGCGGTGCTGAAAATCCCAATAACATTTTCAATCTGCTCTATCAGTTTAGACAGAACGATATGTGGAACTTGCTCAACACAGACCTGATTTACTATGCACAAGTTAAGACACACATGTCAATGTTTGAGCAACTCTTCCCAGGAAAAAGATCTATTAGATTTAACCGCAAGATGAATAAAATTTTCATCGATGTTAACTGGCGCGAAGTCTTCGATCCTGGCGACTACGTTTATTTTGATTGTTATCGTATTCTCGATCCTAACACATATACAGAAATCTACAACGATATGTTCTTAAAGAGATACGCTACTGCGTTGATTAAACGTCAGTGGGGTGAGAACATGAAGAAATTTTCCGGCATTCAACTTCCTGGCGGCGTAACTCTAAATGGAATGGAGTTATATCAAGAAGCGATTACAGAAATTCAGCAAATCGAAGAAGAAATGCAATCGAAACGGGAACTCCCTGTAGACTTTCAGGTGGGGTAAGATATGCCCACGAACTTCTACTTTCAATCTGGTAATACTTCTGGTACTACTAATGAACAAAGACTCGTCGAGGATTTGGTCATCGAGAGTATGAAGATCTATGGGCATGATGTTTATTACTTACCCAGAATTATCGCAGATGAAGATCCTATCCTTGGTGAAGATCCACTTTCTTATTTTGATCAATTCTATCCGATCGAAATGTATCTTGAGGATGTGGATGGATTTGCAGGGGAAGGTGATCTATTCACTAAGTTCGGGTTCGAGTTTAGAGCGCAAGCAACTTTCGTAGTTTCTAAAAGAAGATGGGAAGAGGGTGTTGCAAACCAAACAGACACATTACAATTGGCAGAGAGACCTGCCGAGGGTGATCTTCTGTTCTTTCCTAAAACAGGAACATACTTCGAAATTAAATATGTCGACTTCTTGAATCCATTTTATCAACTTGGAAAAATTTATGTCTATAAAATGACATGTGAAGTCTTCGAATACAGCAGCGAGCGTTTCAATACTGGCGATTCTACTGTTGATGCTATCGAAGATAATAGAACTCTTGACGAATTCAATTTCAATGTGACCACACAGAGCGGTGATAATATCTTGACCAGTTATGGCGACGCGATTGTTCTGCAAAATTACTCTGTGGTTGAAATCGATACTCAGGCAGACAACGAAGAGTTCGATGATGAAAATACTGCGGATGGTATACTAGACTTCACTTCTATTAATCCGTTCGGAGAATTATAATGTTTAAGGGACAAACGTTTTACCATCAACACATCAGAAAAGCGATCATCGCATTCGGAACTATTTTTAACAACATAGTTATCGAGCGCAGGAACTCATCCGACGAGATTGTTCAATCGTTACGTGTTCCTTTGTCATATTCACCGAAACAAAAATTTCTCGCCAGAATAGATGCAGTCTCGACTGCAAATCCTGCTGAAGCAGCGATAACACTTCCGCGAATCGGATTCGAGATTACAGGATTAAATTATAGTCCTGCTAGAAAGATAAGTTTGCTGACGAAGAATCGTGCAGTTGGAGAGGGTAATTCGGCGAATCAACTAAGAACACAGTTTACTAGCACACCATACGATATGACTATTTCCATGTTCATTATGGCGAAGAACCAAGATGATGGTTTGCAAATAATCGAGCAAATTCTCCCGTTTTTCAATCCAGATTTTAATGTTACTATCAATGACATTCCAGAAATGGGTATTAAGCGCGATTTGAAAATTAATCTGGACAGTGTTTCTTTTACTGATGATTACACTGGCGATTACACTCAACGAAGAACTTTAATTTGGGATTTGACTTTCACGCTGGGTCTTAACTTCTATGGTCCTGTTACACGTCAAGGTATCATTAGAACTGCAATCGCAACTGCATATGACGAACCGAAGTTGACATCTACCAGTGCTATTACAACTGAGGTCGGCACGAAATACACAGTAACAACAGACCCAGCAGATGCCACACCAGAAACTGGTCAGTGGGATTATATCGAGACATTTGAGGATGTTTTTAGAGATGAGTAATTATGACAAACTAGACTCTATTTTTGGAACACATATGAATTTAATTCCAAAAGAAGAGAATTTACCGGAAATACTCGAACCTGAGATTATCTCCACCGGAGATGACATCGAAGACGACTATCAGGTTGCGAGAAAAAAATTAAACGATCTGATTGATAAAAGTCAAAAAGCATTAGATGGTGCGCTCAATGTTGCACTCGCGAGCGATAGTCCGCGAGCATATGAAGTCGTCGGGCAGTTGATCAAAACTACTGGCGATACTGCCAAAGATCTTTTGGATCTACAGGCAAAAAAGAAAAAATTAAACGATTCTGATGGTAAAAATCAAAACATAGAAACACAAAACAATATTGTGTTTGCTGGAAGCACACAGGATTTACTAAAAGCATTGAAGAGCGAAAGAGAAAAAATTATAGATCATGAGTGATACATCTTATCATGGTAATATCAATCTAAAATCGATTGGTCACCAACATACTTTCACCACAGAACAACTCGAAGAAATCTTGAAATGTCAGGACGATCCGATCTATTTCATAGAGAACTATTGTCAAATTGTTACTCTTGACCACGGTCTACAGTTGTTCAAGTTATATGATTGTCAGAAGAGAAAGGTTCGCCACATCTTAGACAATCGTAAGGCGATTCTTATGGAGGGTCGTCAGCAAGGTAAAACAATTACCTCTGCCGCATGTATCCTGTGGTATACTCTCTTCCAAGAAAACAAAAACGTAGCAATCATGGCGAACAAGACTGCGGCTGCTCGCGAAGTTATGAACCGCTACCAAGGCATGTATGAGAATCTTCCTCTGTGGATGCAACAAGGTGTTCGAACTTG